CGTATCGCCTGGAGTATATACGTCTGAAACTGACTTATCTTTTGTAGCTCAAAGTGTGGGTGTTACTACGTTAGGTTTAGTGGGAGAAACAATTAAAGGTCCCGCATTCGAACCTATCTTTATCACAAACTACGATGAGTTTCAAGCATATTTTGGGGGGACTGAACCTACAAAATTTATAAACACACAAATCCCTAAGTATGAAGCGGCATATATTGCAAAGTCATACTTACAACAATCTAACCAACTTTTTGTAACAAGAGTATTAGGTCTATCAGGCTATGACGCTGGACCTTCTTGGAGTATTAAGGTGATTGCAAACGTTGACCCACTAACAGTTGGACTTAGTCCTGTAACTGGAACAACATTTTCGGCGAACTTTTCAGGATCTTCATCAGGTAATACTATCGAATTTATTGGAGGTGCATTACCATTAGAAGTACAAGCAAATATAAATGCTCAGTATAGGTTATCGGATGGTAGTACATCAACTTTGGGATTGGATTTTACCAGCAATTTAGATAATATTATGGACAACCCATCACTTTCGGCAAACACCGCGGTTGTTTATGGTGTCCTTCCTGAAAATGATTTTTATAATTTGACTGCAACTTATACAAATATTATAAATGAGTATGATTGTGATACAGTCAACATTGCAACTAATGACTTGTCGGCAGATGCTAATGACCCTTGGTATTATGCCAACTTTGATATTACATCAGGAAATGCATATTCAGGATATTCTTTCTTCTATAATGTTAGTTCATTAACTTCGGGTGCATCATCAACATTTAGTGGTACTATCACAGGTAAAACATACACCTATTCAGGTACTGCATATTATGATTACAACAACATGGTTGTTGCAACTTTACGTTCAAGAGGTATCTCTTTATTTACTAATAGTACAACAAGTGAGAATCATGGTCCGATATATGAAGTAAGTGGATTAACTGATTTACAGTTAGTTTGTACTGAACAATATTCAGGAGTAACACAATCACCTTTTGAACCATTCTTAATTTCAGGTGTAACTAAAGACGGAGACAATTTCTCTTTCGAGACTTCAATGTCAGCATCTTCTTCAAAATACATCACAAAGGTGTTAGGAGTTGATAACTTTGGTAAATCAAGAAATGAGGTTCCTGTTTATGTCGAAGAAATATATCCAAATACTTTGAATTACGCTTACAATCAAGGATATATTCGTGGATTAAATTGTGATTTGATTGCTCTACCAGACGCAAGAAGTGAAGATCCAACATCAATTGCTTATAAGGTAACACAATACAAATCTCCAAGTACACCATTTTTGGTATCTGAATTGAGAGGTAATAAAGTTTATAATCTTTTCAAGTTCGTTTCAATTTCTGATGGTAACGCAGCAAACACTGAGGTAAAAGTTTCAATTGCTAATTTATCTTTTAATAATATGACATTTGATGTGTTGGTTAGAAATTTCTTTGACACTGACGCAAACCCTGTCGTTATTGAGAAATTTACTAACTGTAACATGGACCCATTGTCTAACAACTTCGTTGCTAAGAAAATAGGTTCAACTGATGGTGAATACGCTTTGATTTCACGATACATAATGATTGAAATGGCTGATGAAGCACCAGTGGACGCGATTCCTTGTGGTTTCTACGGATATACTCAAAGAGAATATGACTCTGTAACAAACCCTTCACCAGTTCCAATTTTCAAAACAAAATATTATTTCCCTGGCGAAGTAATTTACAATCCTCCATTTGGAGCACCATTAGATGTTACTGAGTCTTCAGGAGATATTGTCAGAAGAAGTTACTTAGGTTTCTCAAGTCAATTTGGTGTTGATGATTCATTCTTACAATATAAAGGAACACAGAATCCATTGAATTGGATTGCGTCTCCAATACCTGTTGAGGGTCAAACTTGGAATTACTTAAGTAAAGGTTTCCATATGGATTCAGGTGCAACTGTTGTAACTATTTCAAACTCTTTCTTAACTAGTGGTCAAACAGCATTCGAATGTGGTGTTGCTGATTTCACAAGAGATCCTGAAACTCAAGAAAACCCTTACTACTTTATTTACTCAAGAAAATATACAGTATGTTTTGCGGGTGGATTTGATGGATGGGACATTTACAGAGAGTTCAGAACTAACCAAGACCAATTCCAATTAGGAGCAACAGGTTACTTGGCAGGTGCATCCGCTTCACCAAGATATCCAAACGCAACTGGTGATGGTCTATTTAAAAGAATTGTAGTTCAAAACAATACTCAAGATTTTGCTAACACCGATTACTACGCTTACTTACTTGGTATCTTGACATTCGCAAATCCTGAATCAACTAACATCAACGTATTTGCAACATCAAGTATTGATTATGTAAACAACAAAAACCTTGTAGAAGAAGCTATCGACATGGTACAATTCTCAAGAGCGGATTCAGTTTATATCGCAACTACTCCTGATTACCAAATGTATACACCAGATGCAACAAGTACTTTGGATGTAATTTATCCTCAAGAAGCTGTTGATAATTTAGATAACACAGGAATTGATTCTAACTACACTGCAACTTACTACCCATGGATTTTAACAAGAGATACTGTTAATAATACACAAATTTACTTACCTGCAACAGGTGAAGTTTGTAGAAACTTAGCGTTGACAGATAACATCGCGTTCCCTTGGTTCGCATCAGCGGGTTACACAAGAGGTCTTGTAAACTCTATCAAAGCAAGAGTTAAGTTAACTCAGGAAGATAGAGATACATTGTATCAAGGAAGAATCAACCCTATCGCAACTTTCTCTGATGTGGGAACTGTAATTTGGGGTAATAAAACTCTACAAGTTGCAGATACTGCACTTAACAGATTGAACGTTAGAAGATTGTTACTTCAAGCAAGAAAGTTAATTTCAGCAGTAGCGGTAAGATTGTTGTTCGAACAAAACGACCAAATCGTTAGACAACAATTCTTGGATAGTGTCAATCCTATTTTGGATTCAATTAGAAGAGACAGAGGTTTATATGACTTCAGAGTAACAGTTTCTTCCACACCTGAAGACTTAGATAGAAATACATTAACAGGAAAGATATACTTAAAACCTACGAAGGCTTTGGAATTCATCGATATTGAATTCTTCATTACACCAACAGGAGCTTCGTTTGAAAATATCTAAAAAAAATAAGGGGGGCAATGTCCCCCTTTTAGCCAAATGAAAAGACAGTTTACAGAAGGATTCGAAACAGAGGGAACACCTGATTTAAAATATTATGCATTCGATTGGGATGATAATATTGTTCATATGCCAACCAAAATAATTCTCAAAGATGTAAATGGAAAAGAGGTTGGAATGTCGACAGACGATTTTGCACAATACAGACATGTAATTGGACAAGAACCTTTTGGATATGATGGAACAACTATTGTGGGATATGCTGACCAACCATTCAGAAACTTTAGAACTCAAGGGGATAAAGATTTTTTGGTCGACGCAATGAGAGCAAGAACAGGTCCAGCATTTGATGATTTCAGAGAAGCGATTAACAATGGTTCTATTTTTTCAATTATTACCGCAAGAGGGCATAATCCCGATACAATAAAACAAGCGATTTATAATTATATTATAGAAGGATTCGGAGGAATAGATAAAGATGAACTTGTAAAAAATCTTAAAAAATACAGGTCTTTTGCAGGGGAAGGAGAAATGTCTGATGAAGAACTTATAAAATCTTATTTAGAACTTAACAAATATCATCCTGTTTCTTTCGGTGATGAACAAGGGGCAGTAAATCCTGAGGAAGCTAAAGTAGAGGCGATGGAAAATTTTGTTAATTATATTAAAGGAATGGCGGCAGTACTTAATAAAAGAGCTTTTTTAAAGAAAGATATTGCAAATAAATTTATTCCTAAAAAATTATCTATAGGCTTTAGTGATGATGATCCTAAAAACATAGAAGTAATGAAAAAACATTTTGAAAATAAACCAGATAATATAGTAAAGACTTATTCTACTGCTGGAGGATTTAAGCAGGAAGTTAAATAAGAATAACCTCATCAAAAAAAAAGTAAATAGAAAAATTTTTGTGAAAGGATATATTTATCAATAAATAACAAAAACAAAAAAAATTAAAACACATGGCTGATTTATTAATGAAAATGCCGATTCCTTACGAACCAAAACGACAGAATCGTTTTATCTTAAGGTTTCCATCCTCACTTGGTATAAATGAGTGGTTTGTTGAATCGACAGCAAGACCACACATACAAATAGTATCCACTCCAATTCCTTTCTTAAACACTGAAACTTATGTTGCCGGTAGATTTACATGGCAACCAATCCCAGCAGTTTTCAGAGACCCAATTGGACCTTCAGCCGCACAAGCTCTGATGGAATGGGTTAGACTTCACGCAGAATCTGTAACTGGTCGTATGGGTTATGCCGCTGGTTACAAAAAAGATGTCGACTTAGAAATGTTGGACCCAACAGGAGTTGTTGTAGAAAAATGGATTCTTTACGGAACTTTCCTAACAGATGTAAACTTTAATCAATTAAGTTATTCTCAAGATGGTTTAGCAACAATTTCCACTTCACTTAGAATGGACCGTTGTGTTCTTGTTTACTAATTTGAATATTTCTATTTATTAAAAAAAACTTTTTTTTATATTTAACCGTAGAGCAATAAACTTTACGGTTAAATTTTTATATGGATACTCAAGCAAAAGAATACGGTCAATCAAATTTTACATTACCACACGATGTGGTTCCTTTACCTACCCAAGGTGTTTTTTATAAAAATAAAAAAAAATCAATTAAAGTTGGATATTTGACAGCCAATGATGAAAATATTTTGATGGCGGCTGGAAATGATATGACCCAAACTTTATTAAGATCAAAAATTTATGAACCTGATATAAGGATTGAAGATTTGATGGAAGGGGATGTTGAAGCACTTTTAATATTTTTAAGAAATACCGCTTTCGGTCCTGAAATGGAATTAAATTTAACGGACCCTAATACTAGAAAACCTTTCAAAACAACAGTAAAATTAGATGAGTTGAATATTACCAAAGGTCAACAACCTTCTGAAGATGGAACATTCATTACAACATTACCAAAATCACAAGCTACTGTCAAACTTAAACCCATGACCTATGGAGAAATTTTGGAAATACAAAGAATGTCTGAAACATATCCTGAGGGTAGAACGGCTCCTAAAGTAACATGGAGATTGAATAAACAGATTGTAGAGATAAATGGAGTCACCGACAGAGGGGAAATTGTAAAATTCATTGACCAAATGCCAATAGCCGATTCCAAATACATTAGAAAATTCTTGGATGATAATGAACCAAAATTGGATTTGAAAAAAACAGTAGTCGCCCCTTCAGGAGAAAAACTAACAGTTAATGTTGGGTTTGGGGTGGACTTTTTTCGTCCTTTCTTCTGATTATAGAAAAGGGCAAATAGATGAATTCTATTTTTTGAAAACTCTTTTGAATGTATCCTATTCAGATTTTTTGATAATGCCAATTTTTATGAGAAAGTATTTGTTAAATAGATGGATGGAACTAAACAATTAGGACTGAAAATTCAGTCCTTTTGTATTTATATATAAAATAACATTATGTTTTTTCAATCAGGTCCAGCAACAGACGATTCGGGTATCAATAAAAATCAAGGGAAAGCTTTAGAAGCTGCTGTTGATTTATTAAAAAAAGGGGAATTCAAAGAAGGATTCGAAAGTGCCCAAGAAGCACTAAGTCAATTTAGTTCAAATATACTTCAAACCTTTACTCAAGGAAGAGAAAGAATTTTTGAACTCCAAAGAGCTTTGGTCGACGCCTTACCAAACGTAAGAAGATTAGGGGGGGATTTATCAGATGTACAAAAAATAATATCAGGTGTTGCTGAAGCTTCAAGACGAAATGTTGTTGCCTCGACTGAACAGATTGAAAAATTATATACGTTAGAAAAACTTGTAGGAAAAACAGGTGGTGAATTAGCGGAAAGTTTTTTGAACGTTGGTATGGGAATAGAATCTATACCTGAGGCACTTGAGGAATCAATTCAATATGTTCAAAGTATAGGTGGAAACGCCAAAACAGTTTTTGCAGATGTATATAAAAATATGCATGAAATGAACCGTTTTCAATTCGAAGATGGTGTACTTGGTTTGACAAAGATGGCGGCACAAGCTTCGATGATGAGGGTTGAAGTGGGAGACACATTGAAATTTGCAAATGAGGTTTTGAATCCTGATAAAGCAATTGAAGTTGCTGGAGCATTTCAAAGGTTAGGAGTGGCAGCTGGAACTTTGGTTGATCCTTTTGCTTTAATGAATGCTTCTATCAATGACCCTTCAGGTTTACAAGATAGTTTGATAAATGTTGCAAAACAATTCACGTATTTTGACGACGAAACAAAATCTTTCAAAATCAACCGACAAGGTGTATTGACACTGAGAGAAATGGAACAAGCTGCGGGATTGGCGCAAGGTTCAATGTCAAAAATGGGTTTAGCGGCAGCTGAATTAGATGAAAGATTATCCCAAATAAGTCCTTCGATAAAGTTTGAAAATGAAGAGGACAAACAATATCTCGCCAACATCGGAGCAATGAGTAAGGGTGGTGATTATGTTGTTAAACTTAAAGGTAGTGATGAAGAAATAAAATTGAGTGAAATTACTCAAACACAATTTGATAAATTAATAGATGAACAAAAAGCCGGATCCAAAAGTATTGAAGAAACAGCTCGAGAACAATTAACTAACTCGCAAACCCTTAACAACAACGTCGCAGCAATCAAAAGTATTATGATGGGAGCAACATTGACAAGTGATGCATCAATGGATATTACTGAAGGGTTAAGACAAGGTTATGATGCTTTTCTTAGAGCTGGAGGTCAACAGATGAACGTTGAAGAATTCAGAAAAACTGCGAATGAAAATGCAGAAGCTTTGAAAAAAGATCTTATCGAATCCATAAATAAGGGAGAAACAAGTCCGGAACAAATATTGGTAAAACTTACCGAAGGTGCTGTGAATATATTCGGATCTGTTAGTAAAAAATCTATGGAAACGCTCGGTGAGGCTTCTGGAAAAATCGCGGAAGAACTTAAAAAAGAAAAAAACACTGATACCGCAAAGGCTTTGTCTGGCGCTGTAACCCCAATTTTGGAATTTGTATCCATGCAACTGACGGGTCAAAATTATATTCCTATGGAATATAGCCCCGGAGTAGACCCATCAATGTTTAGCCGTATGTCGGCTCCAACTACTAGGGTTACAGTTGAAGGGATTTCACCAAGTCCGTCTTTACCAAGTACGTCGTCATCACTCCCAAGTAGAGACCCTATAAAGGTGGAATTTGGGGCAGTACCTCCTATAGACTTAAATTTTAACGGTGCACCTCAAAATATGACCCCACAACAAATAGAAGAAATAACGAAAATTTTTGAAAGATTATTAGGTAAACAATATATCAAAAATTATATAGCAGACAATGTTACTGAACCCGATCCATTTCGACCATCTAGGTCGCCTTTAAATGGGTAACTAATAAAAAAAACAATAATATTCTATTTATTAAGAAAAATATAAATGGCAAGTCCGTTATTAATATTAGCGAATACACAAGGGTTTAGAACAAATCTTTTGAAAAGGAATTTAACACCTTACGCAAAAGCTCCAAATAGACCCACACAACCAATCGATACGGAATACGTTCAATCGAATTCGTCAGTTCAAGATAGTCCTGATAAATTGATTGATGAACCTTCGTTTGCTAATAAATTATTTCCTCTTAATCAATATGGTAATGAAGGTGGATATAAACAAGTACCTGATCCTAATGCATTATTAAATACAAAATCAAATGAGGGAATTTACAATTATCAAGATGCTGATATAGTAAAACAAGGGAGTGAAGAAGCCCTTAAATGGAAACCACTAAATGTTTTTTCTAATGGTAGTGAATCTGTTTTAGACAGTGCAGAATTTTTCGGATCACTTAATCGTCCTCTAACGACAAACAAATCGAACAATCAACCCTATCCAACGACATTTGTTCCTTCAACTTATACACCAGTATCAATACTTTTATCACCCGACCCAGGTGGTAGTAATGGGTTATTGAGTCAAGACTCATTTATTGCAAGATTGGGAGCTCAAACTCTAAGAAAAGAGTTCGAAGATAGGATTGCAGCACAAATCCGACAAGATACATTAGGAAGAGCAAATATATTAAACGTATCGAGTGGTACTGATTTGGTAAACATACTAGCAGGTGTGGTTCCAATTATAGAACCAGTTTATACAATCACTGTTACTGCCAACCCAATTCTTGCTGCGACAAACTTTGCTCTGAGACTTGGAGGAAGTATATTACCCGTATCGCCAATCCCTGGTTCTTATTTTGACCAAAATATTACTTTAGGTCAACCTACAACTATACAACAACTTTCCAATGCATTCAGAAGAAGTGGTGTTGGCAAGTTTTTTAATAGATTGATGGGTGGAGGAGAAACAGGTTCTCAAATCATGTTCAATAACATGGGAGCAGGTCAAAGGTCTCGATTGTTTAAGAACATTGATTACAATAGATACAAACCCAATTTTCCAAGAAACTTTTTCCAAAGATTGGGAGGAACGTTATTGGGTACGGTTTCTGACAATAGTAATTTTTATATTGGAGGTATTACCTCAAACCCATCCCAAATATTTTCACCTGTAGGAGATGTACCTGTAAATCAATTTGGTGTTGAACAACAATCTCCTGTTTATGGTCCATCTGAACTAGCCCAACTATATGAAGGCCCAAGTCAATCTATTAGATTGGGAGCGAACGGGCCTACCTACAGTAATGGAGGAGGAATTGAAGGAGGATTTACTTGGGTTTCTCCAAAATACAAAGGGAATGCTGGTAAAAAAGTTGGTTTGGGTGGAGAAGTTACAAATCAAGATGAAGACTTTAGACCATCATCATATGTCACTACAGAATCGGTAAACAACGAATTTAGACAAGGTTCAATACTCGATGACACACAAAGACTAATTGATAGTCAACCACAAGGAGGAAGACGACTACAACACGTAGGAAATGCAATCGACCAAGTTAGTAAGGTATTCAATGATGGATACAAAGAAATGACTAAAGGTTCGAGAGTATACAAATATGTTGGAGCAATCGGACAAGAGGTAGGAACAGAATATTGTCGTGTTTTTGCAAAAGACGTTCCTTATTTACAATATAATGATTTACAAAAAACAGATGGAATCACAACTGAAGGAAGAAGATTTGCGTATTCTGTATTAGATAAGACATATAACCTTAATATCGCTCCAAACAAACAAGAAGGAGGACAGGCTTCAACTAATATTGTTGGTGATATTGATAACGCTGTTGCAAAGAAATACATGTTTTCTTTGGAAAATTTGGCTTGGAGAACATCAAGTACTCCAGGATTTTCTACATCTGATTTACCTGTTTGTGAGAGGGGTCCTAATGGAGGTAGAGTCATGTGGTTTCCTCCATATGGATTAACGTTCAATGAAACTGTTACTGCTAACTGGCAACAGAATGATTTTTTAGGAAGACCAGAACCAATTTATACTTACAAAAATACATCAAGAGGAGGAACTTTACAATGGAAAATTGTAGTAGACCACCCTT